CTGAAGTCATAGCCAATACCCCCGCCAAGCTGCATGGTCTTAGCTGCGTTACGTGCGGCTTGCATAATGCCTTCCATACTATCCTCGATAGTCATGGACACGAAGCAATTGTATGGAGTTACGCGGCGAGGTGCGCCCATAGCAGACTGTACTCGACCCGCTGGCAGGAAACGCTGGTTGTATAGTATGTTTCGAAAGTTATTGAAGTGGGCTTCATTGTCTTTTAGTGCTTCGGCTACACGTGTCATCGCCTCGCGGAAAGTTTCCCCCTCAGACCTATACTTCTGGGCATGAATTTCCTCAGAAATTGATAGGGTTGGTCCGTATTCGTTTTTTATCATTGTTTTGCTCCTCAAACTAAATCTTTTAAGTCAGGGGCTGCATAGTGTGGCCCCTTCAGTACCTTTCCGTCTTCTCGATAGATTGGTTGCCCATCACTACCCAACTTGCTCATGTTGGATGCGTGGACACGACGAACTGCTTCGTCTAAATCCCAGCCGAATGTGGCTGCGAAACCGTATGTTACGTAGACAAGGTCAGCTAATTCCTTCAGTAGGTTTTCAGGCGTAATCGCATCTACTACTTCCTGAAATTCCTCATCCAGAAGATTAAAGCGCAGCATATCTTTGTTGCTACCCTTCTCCCAATTATGGCCCGTAGTCTGTCCGTATATACGAGCAAACTGCTCGACCATATTTAGCGGTGTCTTGTTTAGGTAAGTATTTGAATCTCTAATTGCTTCATTGTCGTGGTCATAATATTCAAATGCCACGATATCATCCCTTGAAATCATGTTGGTTTTCCTCGACCTTTTGAATTAATCGGTCCAAGTACCAACGCGCCTTCTTCAGGTCTTCTACGCCATTCTTATAGGGCCACCGCCAGAGGTACTTGAAACAGTTCTGCCAGCAATACGCTTCGTGACTAGGGATATCGCAGCCCTCTGCCATAGCTTCCATTGCGTCGATGCACTCAATATGGCTACCGTTGTAGTGTGGCGGCTTCTCAACCATATCGGGAGTTACATAACTATCAGCATTCATTCTATTTCTTGAATGCATCAGTGCAGCTTCCTTGGAAATTTGACTACTTTTGCATCTGCAATAGCTTCCAGAAGTTCGTCGTCTGGCTCAAAATCTATTTCCGAATTATTGTATTCTTCTAGCTTGCTCAGGATACCGCCTACGAAGCGCAGGTAGTCCATGCCACCGTCTAGCACTAGGCAGAGGCCGTTGTAGATGTCTACAAGTGTCTGAGCTTGTTCTGGGTCTAGATCGTCACTAGTGTGCTGCGCAGAGGCGATGGAGAGCGTTTCAGCTTCTTCATCTAACGTAATTACTAGCGTGATGCTATTTTCTGGTAGTTCTTCTGTCACGTTTTGCTCCTGCTAATTTAAAAAAGTGTTCTGCGTCCATGACAGCCAAAGGTTTCTGGCGATCACCTTTAATAATTGCCACTGGCTCCGCTCCCTTCGGACAGTTCTCAGCGGCTTGCTCCATAACCTTGTAGATGGCGAAACTCTTAAAAGCCTTGCACTCTACAGAGTATGGAAAGAGGAGTCTGGCGGCGGGACTTAACTGAATGTCCTCACCGCCAGCTCCCATCGAAGTGCTTCTGACATCGTCAGGGAGGAGCAGCCTTGGGAATAGAGCGAGAATGCGGTCTCTAACCCATTGCTGATGTCGTCGGCCCTTCGCCTTGGCACTGGATGTTTTTATAGCCATTTAGGGGGTTCTAAGAGGCTATATTCGCCCCACCCTGTGCCAAAGTCCTCTTTGTCGATTGCTTCCTTAATAATCTCCAAAGTCTTGTGCATTTGCTCCGTAGCCTTGACCAACAACTCAGGGCTGACTACGTGCATATGACTTACGTAGGGAGCAGACTTCTCTACCGCTATGAAGTGGAAGCGATCCACCTCGATACCGCCAAGATTACATACGTAAAGATAGAAGGCTGCTTGGATTGGATACGAGTATTTCCAACACTCTGAGGCGAACCCTTTTGGGCTTGCGTCTTGAGTAGTCTTAACATCGTAGACAATTCCCTCAGAGGGTATGTACAGGTCAGGTCTCGTCTTTAGTATCAGACCCGTGTTCTCACACTCGGCAAAGATACTGACCTCGTTTACTCGATCTTTGTGTCTCAGGGCATCGTGGCAGACCTTATTCTTCAAAGTCTCTGCCGCCATGCGATTAGCCACGTGGTACTCTACTTCCGTGAGTAGTACCTGATCCTGCTCTAGGTCTTCCTGTAACTCCTTAAAGCCCTTGGAGTTGCGGGTCTTTGGCCCTTTGACTACTAGGTCACGGTCTTCCTCTAGCAATAGAGCGTGGACCGCCGTACCCAAGTCGAATGCCGCAGAGGTTTTCCGCTTCTCACCTTTCCAGTGAGCCACTGACTTTTTAAATACTGTCTTTACCGCCGAAGAGGATATACCACCTTGCTGGTGGTACACCTCATTAGACATATTATCTACAACGCCCATTATGCTACGTCTGCGTCTAGAGCCTGTTCTACCTTATCTACAATTGTTGCGGCCTCTCCGACCTCACGCTCTATATTTAATGCCTCTTTGTAGGCTTGGTTGATACGAGCATTCTCATCAGTCACCAACTTAGTGACGTAGGCGAGACTGTCATACGTCATCTGGTCCATTGGCAGTGGGTTTGCAAACTGTGGATTGAAGCGCATTACATAGAACGTCTTTCCGTAAGAGTTCTTCTGCTTATCCGTAGATAGAATGTTTTCAAAGTCCCATAAGTTCATGCCATTTGGCAGACGCTTCATTACATCATGCCAAAATGGTCCATAATTTTTACGCTTTGTCTCCAGCTTAAATGGCTGGTTTTCAATAGTAACCTCTTGCCCTTGAGAGGTAGTGCCTGTGTACGTAATTAGACCACGAATGACACGATAGCGATCAATACCCTTGTACTTCTCCTTCTCTTCAGGAGACATTTGAATGGATTGCTCGTATGTAGGCATTCCACACATGAAACCCCCCAGCATATCACGCGCCTCTTCACGCTGATTTTTAATGAGTAGCGACTTATTTACCAAGCCATCTACATCATCCCAGTGCTGGTATTGAATGTGATTACTGAAGGCGCGAATACGCACGTTTTCTGTGGCGTATACATGATCCTGACCAGTCTTCAGAAAGAATGCACCCATTGGAGCATCATCTGGTTCGTAGTTCATTTTAAGAGTGGGGATTGTCGGTCCCGACTTTGATGCGGCACCAAGTTGTGCTGCGATTTCTTCCATTGTGTAGTGATTTTCTTGTACTGCTAGTTCTGACATAACTAATTCCTCAATAGTGGACTTACATTATACATTAGTTAAGTGTCTCGATCAAGCATATTCCTCTTGATCAAGCCAATTTGTCCCACGGCTTATTTCGATTTCTAGTGGAACTACTATGCTGTAATTGAAGCGTTTTTCTGCCTCTTCTCCGACCTTAGTCATCGCCTCTGTGAGTATTTCTTTGACGATTTCTTCTTCATCAGGATGTGTATCTACGACAATACTATCGTGTACTGTCAGTATCAGCTTTGAGATCAGGTCTTTTTCTTTGAATAGGCTAAAAGTTCGTATACACGCCAACTGCACTAGGTCTGCACTGAAGCCCTGTACTGGGTAGTTCAGTATCTGCGTAGCCTTGGTCACTCGGTTGTTTCGAGTACGTATGACGTTAGGCCAAAAGTACTGGCGACCAGACGGTGTCTCTACGGTGCCATTCTTCAGCGCACCTGTCATTAGAGATTGGTGCCAAGTGTATATACCATCATATAGCTGATAAAAACGATCAAAATATGCCTTTATATGCTCTGGCTGACCTGCGCCCGTGCCGCCAAACAGTGGCTGGAAGCTAGCCCACTTGTGTCCCTGCCTCTCTGCCTTACTGACTTCTTCTGGAGACTTCTGTAGGCAGATACTCGCAGTCTGCCTGTGGATGTCCTTACCCTCGATGATGTCGGCAATACCCTGACCATCGCGCGACAACTCACACGCCGTCCTAAATTCAAGACCTGAGTAGTCACTTTCTAAAAGCAGACCGTTTTCAAAGCGACTGACAAAGCACTTACGTACTGGGAAGCCTCTCTTGGGCTGGTTCTGTAAGTTAAGGGACATACCGCCGCCAGACGACAGACGACCAGTAGAGGCAATGCACTGATTAAAGTTTGCGTGGAGAAGCCCCGTGGATCGTGTACCTCGTTTGATACCCGCGACAAAACTATCTAGGTAGACAGACACCGCACTTAGTCGAGAAAGTTTCGTGAGAAATTCTACGGCAGTATCTTTCTTTTTGCGTTCCGCTTGGCGTATCAGCGACTGAATAGTCTCCTTATCAGTCTTAAATCCGTTGATACTAGCGTCATACGGTGAGCTTGGAGATAACTTCAGCCCCGCTACTTCCCCAGTAGATACGTAAATAGCACCTACACCCTTACACGGCTTACATTTAGTACGGTTCTTGTAGGGATCGCCTTGTATACGATACTTCTTACCATTCTTCTGTCGAGTGATCTGCTTGTACTGTTGAATGGAGCCTACCCCATTACAATC